GCGCCTTTTAAACCCACCTCAGTAGCTACCTTGTCCAAAGTATTGTAAAGCTTCTTAGCGTCCACTAGAGGGCTTCCAAGCTGCATGAGTTCTTTCTGTTGTTGATAGAAAAAATTAAGATTAGCTACTTTCTCTTGCCTGTCACCACTTCCAAGGCCAATATCAATAATGCAATCAGTATCATATTTCCAGCTCGACGGATCAATCTCTAAAGGTTGGCCATGTACTCTTAATTGTATTTGTTCATTCTGATATTTAGACGCTAATTCGACTAACTTCTCAAAGATCTTCTTAACGCCCGTGTCAGCAAAGACTCTCGCTATAAGCTCTATTCTCATTTGAGACATATCACGTATGCCCTGGAAGCCTGTAGCTGTCTTATTTAAGCTCTCAGTGTCTAAGCCTTGATTGTAGCGAGTAATGCCCGTTCTTATCTCGCGCATTGTGTCGGTGTACTCAATCGCTTGTAAGATACCTTGCACTTGCGGTTGTGTAACTAGGGGCGTTACAGAGTCCCCTACCGGCCCTTGACCATCTACACGAATAACACCACCTGCTCTAGGCGTTAACAAATCATCTAGATCAACTCGTTCATTAACGATCATTCTATTGTAATTAGTCGAGTAGATGTTATTAAGCATCTGTCTTACTAGAGTACTTTTTAAGAATTGCAAATCAGCTACTTGATCAGCAGGACATGAACCAATCGCCCGATGAGGCATAGGAACCGGAACACACACACAAAATGGGTGATCATCAACACGTGTCTTTTCTAAGACTCTGCCTTCAGCGTAAAACACCTGCCATAGCTCGCTTATTCCATTTTCGTCAGCGTCCATATAAATGTAATATTCGCCTAGATAGATGACATCTTTTGATTTGTCGCCTGTTGGGTTACTATCCCAGCCGTTTTCTAGATCTCTATCACGTGCTAACTTAACCTCTGTATCGACCTCTTCATCTTTGCCTAGCTCCATTACCACCTTGCGATCAAAACCCATCTCAATGAGATCTGAGCGTGTTTTAGGGGTATATTGGCCTATGAATGGAGGGTTGTCGAAATCTCTCGCTCTGCGCGCTATAAGGAGTTCATCAGGGGGGATATTCTCTATACAAGGTTTACCAGTTTTGTTGACTCGCTCACCTGTGACATTCAAGCCATATTCGTCTTGCTCGACATCTTTAATACTGTAATTTTCATCAAGCTTAAGTAGTTGAAGCTCTGACTCACTCAGTCCCTTGTAAGACTCTTCTTTAGTCTCTTCTGAATCATCCCATGATACTTTGACAACTCCGGTATATTGTAATAGAGCGTCTTTAAACATGTTATGCAGAATCAAAACAGGATCATGAAGATTATTGAAAACCCAATTCGTGTACTCAGTCTTTGCTTTGGCTTCGTCGTCATACTCTGGACGTGTAGATGTGAATGTAGCTACATTACGGCCTTGAGTGAACATTCTTAGAAGCTGTGGAAGCATACCCTCTACAACGTCGCTGACATCGCTAGTTACAACCTGGGATTGTCCCTCTATTTCATCTCCATAAGGTCGTTGATTGTAGTAATCAAGTAGAGTGGCTCTATTAGATTGGATCTCTGAGCCTTCACCCAAATAACCTATCGCCTGCTCTTCTTCAGCTCCAACAATGTTAGCTATTTCACTATCTGACAGCATTTAATCCAGCCTTTGGTTTTGGGCCTGGTTTCTTTCTAGCCCTCAATTCTTTAATCTCTTTAGTCAAAAGATCCATTTGAGATTTCATCTGCTCTAAATCTTCTCGCATCTTCTTTAAAGACTTCATTTGTTCCATATTCATGCAACGTTTACCTTTGGTGCTATTTGCTTACGCTCTTTCTTATCCGTCCAAGACACCGCGAAATACCTAAACGCATCAGCCGCGTGACAATTACTGACCACCACCGAAGAATCACTTAAAGTGTAGCAATGGTCAGTTTCAACCTCTATGTCATATACTAGCTTTTCGTCTTCGCTCTGCGTGAATTGCACGATGGTCTTCGGGTGATAGCGCCTCAAGATTGGAACTGTCATTATTAAATGCATCAAAGTCCCTGTGGTGAATCTCAAAGCCCTCTGGTATTTCCCCAATATACTTCTCGTAAACATCCCTATGGTATAGTCTTTTTTTACCTTTATTGTAGGTGTGGTAGTAATATGGGCAGTCTGAAGCGAGATAATATTTCCTTCCATCAAGCTCGACACATGGGTGCTTTGACTCAAACTTGACTCCATTGTCTGCGTGGTCTCTACACTTCCAGTTATCTGGGGAGAAGTTCTCAAGGTCTCCATCAAGAGGTACGATAGCTTTTGCTTTACCAATCGGGCCATTGAGATACTCCCAGAAAACCCTGTGGAGCATAGATTGCTTGCCTCCCTTCTGGCTAACATAATACCCCCTTTTAACCCAAAGGTTGTACCTGACTCCCTGAAACTCTCTGTAAATGCCTTTCTTATCCCGCTTTTGCTCGCTAACCATTGACGCTTAACCTCTATATCTGTGAGTAAAACGTCATTATATGTTAGATCTTTCGCCATGACTAGGCCTAGTCGTGTAAATATCTTATGGTCTGGGGTGCATTCTATTATACTTCCATCTCTTGTTTTTATTTTAATTGTCTTGCTTATTTTGACAGGCTGAGCCCTAAGCACCCTAGAAACCTTGTTGTTAGTTATTACTGTGTCAAACCTCTCAAAGTCTTCTATATTCTTCGGCCCTGATGGGGTATTTATCTTTGTTCCAGCGGGGAAGCAAGCCCAATCATGTAAAGGATTTCTTGAATATTCTCTTCTACGCTCGTTATACTCTTTTCTATAACTCCTAAGAGCCTGTAAGCCTTCTTTGCACTTCTTCTCATCAAACCAACACCTATTAAATATAACTCTTGCAGCGTTGATCCCATTGTGTATTGAGTCGTTTGGTGCAACATCAAAATTTATTCCCAAGGTTCTAGCGGTTTCAATTCTACTTCTACCACTTCCGAGTTCCCGTACTTTGATATCGTGCGGGGCCCAATGGCGTTCATAAATATAACCTTTGCTTTGGAGTACTTGCGCGTAGTGGGGGAGTCCTTCGCCTTCAGCTTCGTAGTAATCAATGAATCTAATCTCTTTTCCATAAGCTTGCACAAACCATATTGAGGTAGCGTCTGAAATACCCAAATCCCAAAATGTAGATACTTTTAAATTCTTCTCATAAGGTACAGAGGTGATTCTATTCTCGTTCTCAGCTTCAATTAGCTGTTTAGAGAAGTAAGCGCCTTTAATAGATGCATTCCAAGAACACTCATATTCTTGTGCATACTCGTCTTCATCCATTAATTTTTTAGCAGACTGTAACTCTTCCTCATCAATGATATCAGTCTCAGAAGCTTTATAGACTTTCACGTACCATTCAGGATCATCTTTTACTAATTCATATAGATCATGAAACGTAGTACCACCTTTAGCCGAGCCTATAAATAATGCCCAGCCTTTGCGATCACTTAAAGCAGGTCTTACAACCTCAGTAAATAAACGTGGTGACATATCTCCATATTCATCTAAGACTATACCGTCAAAGTATAATCCTCTCATAGAATCTGGGTTATCCGCACCAAACAACTGAACTCTTGCGCCGTTTGGATAATCTATTCTTAATTCTGCTTCGTTTATTTTTATGCCTGGAATGGGTCTAGAATAATGCTTTGCATAATCCCATGCTATTTGTTTAGCCTGCTTATAGTATGGCGCAACATAACCAAATCTTGGCCGCTCTAATTGACAAGTTAAAGCTGATTTTATCAACTCGTTAATAGCGCAAACAGACTTGCCAAACCTTCTATGGCATACTAATAAATTCCATCTCTTTTTATTTTTATGGAACTCACTCTGTAACTCTCTAGGAGCGTAAGGTATTACGATTTCCATTCTATCTTAATAGGCTCCTTGCCCTCTTCATTACTCAATTCAACCGCTTTACGTTTAGGTGCTACGTATTGTGCTAGTTCTTTGTAAGCGCTTAACGCTAAAGATAGATCACCTT